CGCACAGGTGTGAACACCAGCAAACAATTTCGCGGTGTGTTGCTCCGCCATATCTTTGCGTCATGGAACGCCGCTACTCAACTCAACGGGTTCAGCTCCAGGAACGTGCCGCGGGTCAGCTGCCGCTGATCGTCGGCTACGCTTCCGTCTTCTATCGCGAGGACGATCCAGGCACTCAATACACGCTGTTTCCTGGCCTCGTGGAGCGTGTCGAGCCTAGCGCCTTCGCCAAGTTGGCTGAGGACGACGTACGCGCCCTGTTTAACCACGAACCAACGATGGTTCTCGGCCGCGCGAAGGCCAAGACGGTCAAGCTGTCGGTGGACGACACCGGCCTGAAATATGAGATCGAACCGCCAGACACGGTCGCCGGCCGGGACGTGTTGACCTCCATTCGCCGCGGCGACGTGGACGGGTCCAGCTTTGCGTTCCGCGTGCGGGCCGAGGGGGTCCGATGGGAGGAAAAGCCGGAATACGACGTGCGGGTGTTGACTGATTTGCAAGTGTTCGACGTTGGGCCTGTCACTTATCCCGCCTACGAAGCGACCACGGCCGGCGTCCGCTCGGCCTTGACAGACGACGAGGCCATTGCTCAGTGGCGGCAATGGAAAGAGCAACGAGACGCGGAACGTGATCGCGTCGAAAAACGATTAAAGGACATCCAGACATGGATAAATACCAGAAGCTAATCGAAAATATTCGCTCTGTGTCGGAGCAACTCAAGGCGCTCGGTGAAACGCGGGACGACTGGACCGAGGAAGATCGCACTGCGTTCCAGGGACTGGAAAAGCAGTACGACGAAATGATCGCCCAGAAGGCCGAGATCGACGAGGAGCGAGAGAAGGCCGCCGTCGCCGAGCGGCTGGCTGCGTTGTCGGCTCCTGCGGCAACCCGTCGCATCGATGTACCCCGGAGCGTCCGTGTCCGCGAGTTGGCAACCCCGCGTTTCAATGGCAGCTTGACCGCGTTTCGCGGCGAGCGTGCGGTTGACAACGCCTACGACTGCGGCCTGTGGCTGCGGGCGCGACTTTTTAGGGACGAACACAGCAATACGATCCTTGAGCGACGATCGCCGGAGTGGCTCCCGGAATTGCGGCAGCAGACCGAAGGCGTCAACTCGGCTGGCGGATTCACGGTTCCACAACCTCTGTCCGACGCGATCATTGCGGTCTGGCAGGAGGCCGGCGTTTTGCGTTCCCTGGCCGATGTGGTGCCGATGACATCGGATGTGTTGAGCATCCCCAAAGACACCGCTGGTCAGACGGTCTATTACCCCGGTGAGGCAACCGCAATTACGGCCTCCACGGTAACGTTCGACCGCATCCAGCTTAACGCGGTCAAGCGTGCCGTGCTTACGCAACTGAGCAACGAGCTTGTCGCGGACAGCGCGATCAACATCGCTGACTACGTGGCTCGCCGCATGGGCCACGCATTCGCCTATCAGGCCGACAATGAGTTAATCAACGGCAACTCAACCTCGACCTACGGCGGTGAAACCGGACTGATCGCCTTGATCGGTTCGGCTGGCACCGCCACGCAGGGCACCGGTTCGACCTGGGCGGCTATTGTGCTGTCTGACTTTAACGCAACGCTCGGCAAGCTTCCTAGTCGGTTTGCCGCCGGCAACCTTGCCTGGCTGATGCGGCGTGAGTTCTTCTTCGCGGTTGTCCAAAAGTTGATGTATGCCGCCGGCGGAAACACCGTCAGCGACATTGCCGGCGGAACGGGCGTGCAGTTGTTCGGATACCCGGTGTTTTTCAGCAACCACATGCCGACCGACAGCAGCACCAACATTGCCGCATTTTTCGGCAACTGGATGGAGGCTGTGAAGCTGGGCGATCGGCAGACGGTCCAAGTGGCCACCAGCCAGGACTATGCGTTTAACCAGGACTTGTTGAGTGTTCGCGGGATTTCGCGATACGACATCAACTGCTATGAACTCGGCGACTCAAGCAACGCCGGTGCAGTTGTCGCGTTGAAGCAAGGCTAACCAACATTTCGTTGACCAACCAACCTCACCTGAGGACTAAGACATGATCGAACTTGCAGACAACCTTAATGTCGCGTTGGTGTCAGCCTCGACCGCGACCAACGCCACAGCGACCGCCGCGATTGATACGCGGGGGTACAAATACCTGGAAGTGCTTGTCAAGTGCGACACGGCAGCCAGCACGACCAGCAACCCGGCCGTATTGAAGCTGTCGCAATCGGATACGACCGACGCGACCAACTACTCCGATATCAGCGGTTGTGTTGGCGATACCGACTTTACGATCGCCAACGCCGAAACGACCAAAACGACGTACCACGATGCCGTGTTCAAGGTCAACCTCAAAGGCAAAAAGCGGTACGTCAAGTTTTCCTGCACACCGGCAGGCGCGGCGCAGATCGTTTTCGCCACGGCCGTGCTTTCTCGCGGAGACAAGGGAGCCTCGACCGCTGCCTTGAATGGGGCGTTGGTAACCGCGACGGGTTAAGGAGCATCCATTGTTGCTTGAGTTTCGGCGAGACTACATGGGATGGCGAGCGGGTGAGGTTTACGAAGTGGACTTCGGCTTGGCCGATATACTCGTGCAACGCCAAATCGCTCGTCAACACATCCCATCCCAGGAACCCGAGGAGCCGCCCAAACGGCCCAAGCCGTCGCGGGCGGTGTCCGCTGCCCACGAGAAGCGATAGATGCGCCGGTGGCCGCAACGATACAGTCTGGTGCAGACAACAGCGCCCACGCTGCTGCCTGTCTCCATGCTTGAGTTGAGGGAACACCTATCGCTAGCCGATGATGAGCAGCATTTTGATACGGCAATTCGTCGCATGGCCTGGGCTGCGGCTCAAACAGCCGAGGCCGAGACCGGCCGCCAGCTGACGACGGCAACCTGGCAGCTCACGCTTGACGCGTTCCCGGACTATTGCCGGCCGATCGAATTGCCGAAACCTCCGCTGGTATCGGCGACGATGACCGTGGACGGCGCGGCGTACACGTCGTTCACGGTTGACACCGGGTTCCCTGGCCGACTGATTCCATCAACGGCAGGTTGGCCTACGCCGGTGGCGGATTACAACGGGATCGTGATTACGTTCGTTGCCGGAGCGTCCAGCGTGGAGTCGGTGCCGGAAACCGTGCGGCACGGCATCTTGCTGTTGGTGGCTCATTGGTTTCGCAATCGCGAGGCCGCGATAACCGGCGCGATGAACGAGATCCCGCTGGGCGTGCAACGCCTATTCACGGCCGCGTCGGTTGGCGATGAGTGGCGAACACTGGAGGGCGCCGCATGGTACGACCAGTGAACGCCGGAGATATGCGGCACCGCGTGGAACTGCGCCGCAAAACAGATAGCGGCACGCGCGATGAGGCAAACCGGATCGCCTACACCTGGGCGTCGATCTGGGACACGCGGGCGCTCGTGGAAAGTCTGAGCGGCTCGGAACTGGAGCAGGCCCGCACTGTGATGGCCAACGCATCCTGGCGGGTAATCGTGCGGCAACCGCCGCAGTCATTTACACCGACCACGGCCGATCGGTGGTACGTGACGCGCGAGGCCAAGACATTGGAGATCGGATATATCAGCCATGATCCGCAGCGGCGAGCGATCGAGTTTATCTGCGGGGAGTCGGTAAGTTAATGGCAACGATCATCACCGGCAAAGTCACTGGAGACAAAGAGGCCCTAGCCGCCATTGAACAACTCAAAGGCACAATCGGCCGGCGGATCCTGCGAAAGTCGATCAACGCCGCCGCGGCGCCCATGCGAACCCAACTCCGCAGCATGGTGCCCAGGGATACTGGCCTGCTGAAAAAACGGATCGTCAGCAAGCTGACAAGTAACGCGGCTGAAGGAAAGTTTCAGGCGACAATCGGCGCCCGACAGCAGAAAGATCCAAAGACAGGCAGATCGGCAAGCCGCTATTTTCACCTCGTGGATAAAGGTTTCAAGGCGCACAAACAAGAGGCTAAGCAACTCGGCGGGTTGTCGCGATCCATGCGGTTTGTTCGGTCCGATGGCGTGGTGATGTATCGCCGGACAATTCAGCACCCCGGCTTTCGCGGGTACGATCTGACGGGACGAGCCTTTCGTGCGGCGGTTAACGCATCAACTCGAGCATTTATTGCCAAGTCGCGGACTGAAATCGACAATGAGGCGCGCAAGTTGGCGGCCAAAGTGAAGAAAAATGGCTAAGGGTACAAGCGAAAACCTGATTGCTTACATCCTGGCTGACGCAAGCATTGCCGCGATCACGACCGAGGTTGTCCAAGGCCATGTCGATCAAGGCCAGAGCAGACCTTACATTTGGCTGAGCAAGCGCGGCGAGGAGCCTTGGGACGATCTGAACATTATTGCAACCAATCCATTCCGCGAGTTTTTCGATGTGGAGGTGTGGGCCACGCCGGCGCAGTTATTGCCGGACACTGGATTGCAATGGTTGCTGCGGAAACGGTTACATGGAACCAAGGGAACATTCGGCGACGGCGCAGTCCAGATGGTTTACGTGTCCGACCACAGCGACGAGTACGTCCCGAGAGGGAATCAGGGCGACGCCGGCTTAGAATACGCATCGCTCAATGTCGAGATCATCAATTACCAAACAGCATTAGCCTGAGGGTAGCGATATGACCAACTTTGTCGGCGACCTGACGACCATTTCATTTCAACCGATGTCAACGGCCTGCACGACGACCAGCACCAGCTATACCGTGATCGGCTGCCTCAAGGATGCGACGCCTCCGCCTGAGACGCGGGAAACCGTGGACGCATCCTGTCTTGGCCAGACTGACCCGATCTTACAAGTCGGAGCCAAGCAACCGGTCGAATTTGAATTTACCGCGGCGTGGGATCCTGGAGACTCGGAACACACCAGCCTATCGACGCTTTTTGACAATAAGTGCAACGCCAACTGGAAAATCCAGAACAGCGAGTTCACAAGTTCAACGGGCGCATTCACCGGCCGCATCATTGCCATGTCGCCGCAAGTCATCAACCGCGGGAACATCGTCACGCGGCAGATTCGCGTTGCAACCAGCAGCGTTGTCACCTGGAGTTAGTTTGTGCAAATCCTGACAGCCGAGCAGCTGAAGGCCGCAGCCGCAGCCATCCCGCAAACCACAACAGTTGAGATTGCCGAGCTTGGCGGCGCATTGGAATTGCGGCGGTTGACGCCCGCACAAGTGCTTGATCTTGTTGTCATGATGCAAGACAAGTCAAAACAGATGCACGCCATTTACCAGGCCATTGTGTGGGCCTGCGAGGCGGTGGGAACCGTCGAGGAATTGGAAGCACTGCATCTGCCGTTTGGGGTGGTGATGCAGATCTTTGAGGCTGCCGGCCAACAGAGCGGATTGCAAAACGATATCGCCGAGGACAAGGCAAAAAACTAAGGAAGCTGCCAGCGCAGCGGTTGGCGTTCGCACTGTGCTTGCGGCTTGGATTCAAACACCCGGACGACCTGTTGGACGCCTTGACGCTGGAGCAGTGGCACGACTGGATCGCGTTTGCCAACGTCAGCCCGGTTGGCGACGACCGGCAGGACTTATTGCTGACGCGGATCAGCTGCCAGATAGCGGCGGCGTGTGGAACGCGGATCGACATTTCCGAGGCCATGCCTCGTTGGGGCGACGACACCGAGGACAGGCAACTGGAGTTTTTGAGGAAGATGGTTCATGGCGATCAGCATTAGCAGACTGGCCATCCTCCTCGGCGTGGACTCCAAGGAGTTGCAGACCGGATTGTCGCGGTCCAGCAAGGATATCTCGTCATTCGCCAAAAAGACGTCGCAGACGCTGGAGACCGCGTTTGCCGTGGCGACCGGCAATCTTCTTTCGGCTGGCATTTCTCGGACGCTCAACTTTGTTCGCGCATCGATCGAGCAGTCGTTTTCTGGCCTGGACAGGATCGCCAAGCTGTCAGATCAGTTCGGCGTAGTTCCCGAGACCGTGCAAAAGCTTGGCCTGGCCGCACAGCTTGCCGGCGTCCAGACCAATGAGTTGTTTGCGGTTGTTGGCAAGTTGCAAAAGCGACTTTCGGAACCGACCGGCATCACGGTTGTTCGCCAGCTTGGAATTGATCTGGCCGACCTGCGAAGCAAAGACCCGGTCGCACAACTGGCCGCTATCCTTCGCGGAATTCAGAAGCTACCGACTGCGAGCCAGCGACTAACCGCAGCGTTAAAGTTATTTGAGGAAACAGGAGCGCGGTTCCTGAACATCAATCCTGATGACTTGGAAAACCGAGGAGGATTTTTCACCCGCGATCAGCTTGCCAGGATCGAAGCGGCAAATGATGCGTTTTCAAAATTGCTTGGCCGCATCAAAACAATCGCGGGAGAGTTTGCTGTTTCAATCGCACCATCAATTGAAAAAGCGCTGACCGGGATACGAAAGTTCCTGGAATCCGAGGAGGCCGTGGCGACCATCAAAGAGTTGGCAAGCGCTTTCGGTAAACTTGCCGAAAATATGCGGCAGTCCGCAGAAGCGTCAATTACCCTGGCTAAGTTTGTTGCTAATGCGGCAAAGTATGCAGACGCTGTTGCACGTCCGATACCAGCAGGAGCTGCCAACACGCGGTTCAGAGGACAGCTTGGGCCTGCCATTCCTGGGCGGTTCAACCCGTTTGATCTGCCACGCGGAGCCGCTGAACCGATCAAGATATTTGGCGACGCGGCAACAGCGGCAAGGGAAAAATTGGAATCACTTGGAAACACGGCAAACAGCTTGAGTAGTCAATTGTTTGGCGGCATTGTCGATGTGCAGAAGGCTGCACAAGAGCAAGTGGTGGACGCCTCCCTGGCTCCGATCAAACGCTTTGCCGCCGGCCTGGATCGGCTGGCTGGCGCGGTGTTTCGTCGGGATCTGAACGAGGGCGCAGGACGCCGAGCATTGCAGCCGCTGGCTACGTTTTTTCAGGGGTTCCTTGAAGGGACCGCAGAACTCGCAACGCGATTTAAGGACAGTCTGGCATTCGCTACTCCGACAGGCGGACCAACCACAGGATTTTCAGGAGCCATTCAGGCCGGGACCGTTGAAGCGGAGATCGCCAAGCTCAGCGCTCGGGACCCGCTCAAAGAGTTTGAGAAGCGAATCCAGCAGGAGCAACTCCAAAAACAAAAAGAGATGGCTGGGTTTTTGTCGCGGATTGCAGACTGGACTCGCACCGCAAGGCTAGGAGTCGATCCGTTCGCGATCCCTGGAGGAGCCGCGCCTTAGTCGCGCTTCAAGCAACAACCACAGGCAAACAAACGTGAGAAACGTG